CAAGTTTAATATCCGTCGTTGGAACAAAATTTGACAATACTCCTGTTATTCTTAATTCAACTTTCTTTGATAGATCTCCATTTTCATAACCATAAATTGTCTCATCCGATCTTAAATCCGAAGTTGCTGAAATTGAAGATGTAATTCCAGTACAATCTAAAAATTGATTGATTGTTTTATTGTTATATTGGATCTCATTACCACGACAAACTACACTTCCAGTTGTACTAAATCCTATAGTTGAGTCAACAGTAATTACTGAAGAACCAACTGATACATCACCTATGACTTTAGTTTTTCCAGGAATTGTAAAAGAACCTTCAATCAATTCTTTCTCATCAAATCCAACAAATAGTCCTAATTTATAGTATGTCTTTCCTCTTCTAGTAATGATCTCTACTTCAGATACTGAAGCTTGTGTATTAAAATCCGTAGATTTTCTAACTGTCTGTCCTACTAGGTTATTAGGATCTCCAGAAATTCTTTCAGTAATTAAGATTTCTCTTCTAATGAACTGAGATGCTGATGGTTTTAATAAGTATTGTTCAAGATCAATAACCTTTGGATTTACTCCATATAGAACATTAAAAAGAATTCTAAAAGATTCCTCTGTTCCCTTTGATTGATAGAATGCCTTCGACTCCTTTATAAAGTTACTGACATCTAAATTCGGAACAAAATCTACATTTTCTAGACCTGGTGTTAATGTGTACTTTATTTTTTTATAAAATTCTTTCAAAAATAAAGAACTCAAATTGTATACAGTTGTCCCTGCAGAATGAGTTGCTGCTGAAGAAGTAGAAAAAACCAATTCTCCGGGAGAATTATCTGCGTGATATGATGTAATACCGCTGAATCCACGAATACAACCAGTAAAACTATTTGTTGTTATGCCGGTATATGTGATAATTTCATCATTTATTTTAAACAATCCATACTGATTTGGAAATCCTTTAGTACTAGAAACCACAACAGTTGTATCAGTTTCTGTAATATTAGATAATAAATTAGATTCTCCAACAATAACTTCTGGAGTTAAATTATCTAATTTTAGATACTGATCTAAATTATCTACAATATCAACTGTACCACCAGAAAATTCCTGTGAAATATAATATTGTTTTAAAAATTCCGATGCTTTTGGGCTTTCTGATAGAATAAATTCTGGAAGTTGATTTTCAACGATTTGTTGTATTTGTACTCTTGATTCAAACCCTGTTGCTATCATTTATTATATCCTCTTAAGTTCCCCGTTTAAATAGTTTGAAGTTACTCTAAATCCAATACCAGATATTTGTTCACCTGAAGATATTGTATCTTTAACCATATTTATGGTGCTATCAGCAACACTAAATTTCAAATATAAATCTTTCAAACCTATAATATCATTTGATTCTGGATATGCTTGAACTTCAACTATACCATTATCTAAATCTGTAGATGTTATATTAATCGTTGTCAAAAGTATTTCACCAGTAGTATAGTCAACTGTTCCTGCCGACTTAATCACTACTGTATTGTCAACTCCATTTAGATTCGGTTTGACTATAGACACTACACCTTTTCCGCTACCATCTAAATTTCCAAAGGAGTCTTTATTTGGAACATCAGTCAGATAAACAGTATCTACTTCTCCAGATATTCTAAATCCTGTACTCTTTATATTAAATCCTTTTGGATTAATATGAAACTGATTTCCAAAGCATAATTCATATTGTGCAAATTGATTTAAAGCAGATTTTAAGTTTCTTCTAATTATAACTCTTGTTATGTTAGAAGTGATGGCACTGTCTACGTCATCAATAATTCGAACTAGTTTGCTATATTTAAATCTACCACCAAACTTATTTACATCTGTAGATGAAGAATAAGTGGTTAAGGCATTTATTACTCTGGTTTTCAAATCATTTACATTTGAAACTTTTGGAGAATCATAGTAGACAGCACTATCTACTTCAACATAAAGTACTTTAAGATCTACGATCGACTGATTGATTCCTGTTAATGAATAATTTTTAAGTTGGGATAAGATTTGTTGCTTGTCAAAGTCAGAAACAAAATCTCCATTTTTTGGTTTAATGCTTATCAGTACCGTACCAAACTGTGGTGGATCTAATTCTTCTCCACCAACTACAGAGACTGATTCTGTATTTGGATATATTTTTTGAATGATAGATTCATAATCTCTTCCAGTTACTGCTCTATATTGAGATGAGTAAAGTCTGGGGGCAAAATATTTAATTGAATCAATGCTTTCTATATTTCCACCGTTCGATGATGAAGTCAGAGTGGTAATTGAAACTGTGTTTGATGGAGTCACAACTTCATCGGATGATCCTCTTAATGATCCAGAGAAAGAAAACAATGATGCCCCATTACCATCTTCACCGTCAGTGACAATGTATGTCACTGTAATGATAGTTCCGTTTTCTAACTTCTTCCCAAAAATACCATCACCAAACAGTAACTCATACTTTTCATCTTTAATCTCTTGAATCAAATATGTTTCAGAAGAGTTGTTTATATTTAAAATATTATCAACTAAAGAATATTGTCTTCCTAAACCTGTATCTGATATTCCTTTAACATAAACAACAATAGTAGAAGTATCAATAAATGAATTGTCAAGTATAAATCGTTGATCTAGTGATCCATCTACAACAAATTGATTTCGAAGAAATGTTCCTTGATAAATGTTAATGTCTGAAAAAGATGCTACTCCACCATTAACTGTGGTTGTGATATTTTCTGGAATTGAAAAAGTATAGGTAGTGTCTTCAATGCCACCAACGCACACTAATCCTGCCTGTAAGGTTAGTGTTGGACTTGTTGTGGTAGTTGGTACATTAAAAGATACTACTGCCTTGGATGCCGTTCTGGAGCGAGGTACGTATCCAATATTTCTTGCTAATGAAACAACGTTTTCTCTTAAGGTTGCCGAGTCTAGGAAAGACTCATTCACAACCATATTTGAGTTAAATGCTGTGATATAAGTATTATATGCTAAAGTATCAATTAATACAGAAAAATTTGATCCTTCAAAGTCAAAGTCTGTAAAATTTGAATTCGCACGAAGATAATCCTTTATAGAGGTTTTGATCTGATCAAAATCTAGGTTAGTAAACTGTGTAAAAGGCATTTTATCTTGTTGCCTCTAGGATAAATGTGAATTCTTGGGTTGGAAAGTCTTGACCTATAATGTCAAAAAATATTGTAACTTCAAATTCATTTATATCTGGTCGAGGATTTACCTCAACTGAAACGTTTTCAACTCGTGATTCAAAGTTTTCAATTGCAACTTCAATTTGATTTTGTATCACAGATGCTGTGCCAAAATCAACAAATTCAAAAAGACTAGAACGAACATCTGATCCAAAAATTGGATTAAAAAACTTTTCCGTAGGAATTGTTTCTACGATGTTTCTGACTGATCTTTTGATTGCGTTTTCGTTTCGGAGTATAGGTAAATCCTTCGTAACCGGATGAGGTTCAAAGGATAAACTAATATCTTTAAATGATCTAGATATCCTTTGTATTGCCATTGGTCAAAAGTTTCTTGCTTTATTTATACCCTATTTCCAAGGTGAACCATATATTGGTTCTGTCCCATAACTCCAATCATCATAGTCTTCATCATTACGAATTTTTTCGTGCAATTCTTGTTGTTTTTTTAAATTATGTTTAGGTGCCAGATCATGCATAACCTCTTGAATCACTCTTTTTGGCGGCACATTTCCATAATCAGTGATGAGATGAGTAGTTCCCCACATCTCTCTCATATAATTTGAGTCTCTATCGACTGGTAAATTAGACATTTTAGCTCCTGTTTTAATGAATAAAACAGAACTTTTATAAAGGAGGTTGCTATCTCCTTATTCTTATTTAACGATCTACTTCTCTAAGTCTAAAATTATTCGAATCTAGGTATTTTAGAATTTCGAGAGCAATTAATTTTGGATTTCCTTCTCCACAAGTGTAGACATCCACTGCTAAACACCCATTTTCGGGCCAGGTATGACAAGAAACATGACTTTCTGCTAGTGCAATCACTACCGTACAACCTTGAGGTATAAAACAGTGTGAAAAGACATTTAAAACTGTCATTTTTGCACGTTCAATACCCTTTAACATTGCAGTTTGAAGTGATTCTACATCATTAATTACTACAAAATCAACATCATACACCTCTAGAAGTAGATGTTTGCCCATCGAAAAGCGTTCCAATTCAATTTCTATAGAAAAATGTATTTATTTTTTGTCAATATTCTTAATATCATAGATGTAATGATCTGATGTTTCAATTTTTCTTTTATTTTCTACAGTATATGCAGTTAAATCAATTTCATATCCAGGATTTTGTTCAATTCGGTTAAAAATCCAGGCATTATCATACCAAATAATACGATTATTAGGGTATGCATAATAGTTTCCAGTTTCTACCTTGAATAAATGAGCACATTTATGTTCAGGGGTCTCAGAAAAATTTAAATCCACAATACCTTTATTTTCCCATGACCAATCTAGAGTAAACATATAGGTGCCTAAAATTTTTTTACCATCTGGACGAATCAATTGTGCATCTAAATTTGCCAATCTATGTCTTCTCTGGACATCAATATACGGAGAAAAGCAATCCCAGTACATTATATCTTCTAGGGGTTCTATTTTAGCGTCAGGTTTCCAGCAAAAAGCATGTAATGGTCTCCGCGTCCAATTAACACCATTTTCTAAAAATGCTTCAAATAAAGGAACTCTTTTCTCAATACTTGCAACTGAATGAACATCGCATTTAGTTACTTCTCCGTGACCTTTTTTGTGATTATAAAGAAATTCATTACGAATATAGCAAGACCAATCTGGAAGACTATGATTTAAATAAGCCAATCTCTTTCTCCTGGAAAATAATAGTCAGTTAATTCTTCATTCTTTTTAATATATCTTATCGCATATAATTTTCCGGTGTCTTTATTATATGCCACATTGGGAGAATTGGAATGATTTATGTAATATTGCTGCCCCAACTTTGATAAATCATTATCTATCCAAAAACCCTCATTATCAAAATATGCCAATGTTTTGATTCTTTCGTGTATGTTTTCATTCACTTCGGACCATAAAATTTTGACTAATTCTCCAGGAGAAAATATCAAAGTATCTTCTGGAATGTTAACTAAAGAAAAAACACCAACCCCATCACAGACTTTGCTGGGAGCAAGATAAGTGTAAAGATTTAAATCAAAATTTATTTTTCTATCAGTATGATTTGAAAAATACATTTAATGAAATTTGTATTTACGACCAGCTTTGGGTTTACGACGTTTACGTGCTGCTGCCTTTTGGGCATTGGTCCGACAAGTACCCGTATTACTGCGTTTTGTTTTTCCGTACTTACCTGATTTACTCATCCTTTTCCTTGGCCTCTATACTTTTTACGTGCTCCATTACGAGAAGACGCAGCATATTTTGTTCCTCCACCATTTCCTTGACGAGACTTTTTAGGAGGCCCTGGAATATAAGAAGTGTTTTTTAATGATCCACCTTTAGCCATAGTAGTTACTCTCCAATAATTTCAGTTTCAAGTTCTTCAGGATTTGGAGAACCAGTCTGATAAAATTTGACTGACAGGTCCTCCATTATATCGAAATATTCTTCCTCTGTGAGATTTTTATAAATGGTTCTTCCTTTACAAAGAATATTATAAAATTGTTTCTTCATCAAATGACTCTTGTTTTTTCGTGACCAACTCGAATACGTGGATCACACCAAATTTCAAATCCTGCTTCCTTTGCATCAAGGCAGAATGATACATCTTCTCCACACATATCTTGTACTTCACCAGACTCAAAGACTTGCATCTTTGGAGCAAACCAAGGATACTTCATTTCTGAATGTTCAAAGACTCCTTTCTTAATCAGAATCCATCCAAAACCAGCATAATCCACCGTAAATGGTTTCCGACGCTTTGTAATGCTTTCCAGTGTTTCATGATTCATGACTCCACCATTATTGCGAAAGTCATCTTCTTCCATCCAGTGTGCGACTGATGTAGTACGACCATCTTCAGTACAGTACCAACCAGAAGCAATGTCTTTATCCATTAGAATCAATTGCCAAAACTTTTCAGTGTTAAAGACAATATCAGAATCGATCCACAATTGCCAATCATAATTTAATTTTCCATCCCAGGGAATCTGATCAGGACCACGAAGTACATTTGCTCCAAGACACTTACAACGTGCAAAGTTTACCATCGAAGAGTAATCTTGCGAAATCTGAATACTTGCACCTGCTTGTACCAGATCAAAACAAAGTTGAACAAAGTTTTTTAGGTAAGTGTATGAAACTCCTCTGCCAGGTAGACAAAAAACAATTGTCTTTCCTTTGACCATTTCGCGGGCTAGGTCATAGTCCCATTCTGATTCTTTTGTTACTGGAGTTTTTGCTTTTACAGTAAATCCTTTAGCCATAATAGAATGCGTTTACATCAAGATCATACAGTATTATGTAGTAATTGTCAATCCATGTTCTTTTCAGAAAGCACCAGTTCTCCTGCTTCGACTCTTAAAAAAATTTCACTATCTTCATACCAAGATAATTCATTGACTAATTGTTCTGGTATGACAATATAATATTCGTTATTAATTGGATCGACCTGTAGAGTCTCAAAAATTTGTCCGGAATTTTTTTTCATTTCAGGTATATGAATTTTCCTTTTTCAAATTATATAGGACTTTATATTTTTCTCGCGTCCGTAACACTTTGTAGGTTAGGGGGACCCAGTGATTTTATATCGCGCCCCGCGCCCATAAGGGGCGACGGCGGGGCACTGCCAAATCACGAACGAATGGGGTCACACCCCCTGCTGACTGACCCACCCGCTGATGGGGCAACGGTGAGCAGTGCAGTGTGCCTCAGAATACTGGGCGGCGATCACGGTAGCAGGCACGCCCCAGTGAATGTAGGAGGAAGGGCGGGAACCGTTCTTGAGTTGATCGTGGCGGGAGATCCACTTGATCTGACGGGTCTGGAGGTCGGAGCACATGGAGAGGGGAAAGATCATGAGAGGGGGTCGGTTGAGAGTATTGTAGCAGATCAGCGGGGCAGTGGGGGGCAATCCAGGGAACCGCTGCGGTGGCAGATCTCCACCTGCTCTGCTGCCATCCAACCCTCCAGACAGGCGGTGGTAGCATTGGCGGCAGTGATACCAGCGGCAGCGATGATCAGGGGGAGCAGGTAGCGCATTGGTTGGTTGCGGTTGAGAGTATTGTAGCAGGTCG